ATCTTATAGTGATCATGTGCTTATAAATGTGCGATCTTATAGTGATCATGTGCTTATAAATGTGCGATCTTATAGTGATCATGTGCTTATAAATGTGCGATCTTATAGTGATCTTGGCCCGCATTGTATCACACTTCCGCCGATTTGTCAAGCACCCGGAGACACTTCAAAAACCGCCACAGCGTTATAAAACACTACCGCTATATTCACATAACACAGCAAAAACACATCAAAATAGCACAGAACGCCAATTCTGTGCTATTTTTTATACCCATACATAAGACTCATAAGACACAGACCACATCAAAAAGTGGCACAATGTCTTATGAGTCTCAATGTTTTTGCTGTAGACTTCTAGGGTGGTATGAGGGAGGGAGGATTCATAAGAAATACAAAGATAGATTGTAATACTTATAAACACTCCCAGACCCTTCTATATGCCCCCACAGCACGCTTATAATATCACACAGCACTGATAGACGCAATACTCCCAAATCAGAGTATTGTGAGAGTTTTATAACATCAATTCACAAAACTCAAAATAACTTGTATAAATAAAACGACTAGTTGATTCACAGAGCAGCACTTGAACTTATCCTACGGGGTCATAAGGTAACAAACTGACAGAAGAAAACAGTCAAAACACAACTGAAAACGCTTATATGATAAGGCGAACAGGGTTTAACATAAGATTTCCCGATGTGCCGAATGCCCGATGAAGAATATCAAACTCATTCGTGATTAGATGCTTTTCGTAGCATTTCTGAATTAGCATTAACTTATACAATCTAATTCGAAATCCATTCGTGATTAGATAAGTTTCGTATGCCAATTCATAATATCATATCACAACTGAATAAGAATGTCAATTCATTCGTGATTAGATAAGTTTCGTATAGATTCTTCTCTAATGAAACTTTATAGAATGCAACTTGAAATTCATTCGTGTTTAGATAAGTTTCGTTCAGATCTTTATAGAGCGACCGAAACAGTTGTTGACAGTTATAAATCATTCGTGTATAATAGTATTAGTTTACTCCTTGATAAATTCTCTATATGAAGGGGTAGTTTTATAGTGCAAATCTTCGTGATGCGTGTTGTTGACAGGTCAGGTCATAAGTGTTAGAATAGCAGCAGTTCGTTCTAATTTCATCTACAGTCTTATGAAAAATTCGTATCTGTCGGCACAAAAGCAGCGTTATCGTATTACGTTAGAACTTGACGTGATGAGTGATTTTAATCCTCATCAGTTAAATTGGAATAAACTCTTTCAATTAGAACCTAATGAATCAGTGGAGAGTTATGTAGAAGATCTCTCCGTTCACTGGTAATTCTTATTACATATCACAATTAAAATCATAAAACACACGTAAGTAGGGTAGATTGTTTATATCTTTCGTGTGTTTTATAGTATTATAGTGTTCGTTGATATAAAGAACTGTGTGATCTTTGATCTATTATAATACAATAGCACAGTTCTTTATATCATTCGTGGGCGCTTTCGTATTTTTTATAGTGTTTATTGTCTATAAAGTAGCACAATCACTGGGAGTTTATAACATTTTGCACGAATAAAATACTTATTCGTCATCAGTTCTTTATTCGTTATAGCAGTTATTTGTTTTTATTGTTGATTGTTTATAGCGGGCGTTGCCGTTTATAAAAATCAATAAGTCCCTAACCTACAGAGGTGACAAATCGAGAGCTAATTATCAATCTCATAAAATTTTTCCGGAAGTATGAAAGGATTGAAACCCCCCCCCGCCGAGGCAATAAAAGTCGCCCATATTGGAATTTCTGGAAGGTAGTCTTTGCGGGATGGATGATACGCTATCCAGGGAAAATGCTGAGAATTTTTGGCGTCCCGCTAGGAATTCTGACAGTATTGATATATACTGCAGTGACGAAATAAAAAAATTTCCGGAAAATTTTATGGAAAAATCAGAAAAAATATATCACATTTATGCAAAGGGTCAGTGCATTTATCACAGTTTATCAGAGGAAAAATTTTCTGAGACCTGGGAGATGTTACACAGAATGGTTGATTTGTTAGGTGCGAATATTTCAGTAGAAGAATTAGAGTATGAGGAAGTTTTTACAAATAAAGCAGTAGTATTAAACTCTTCATATTGACAAACACTAAATAGAACGATAAAATTGATCTGAAGGTTAATTTAACTTATGGCAAAAGGATTCACAGTAAAAGCAAAAGCACCAACAGCATCAGGATCAGGATCATCTCAAGAGTGGGATATTGATGCAATCAAAGAACGAATGAAAGGCAAGTCAATTGTCTTTTGTTTGCCTGGAAGAGGTTGTTCTTTTATTTTCCTCAAAGCATTCGTACAACTTTGTTTTGACCTAGTACAGAATGGTATGAGTATTCAGATTTCTCAAGACTACTCATCAATGGTTAATTTCGCCCGTTGTAAGTGTTTGGGAGCAAACGTTCTTCGTGGTCCCAAACAAATTCCTTGGGACGGAAGACTACAATATGATTATCAACTATGGATTGATAGTGATATTGTTTTTGACTCTAACAAGTTCTGGCAACTCTGTGATGTTGCTCTTCCTGCTGAAGGAGAAGAGCGTGAAATTGTTGCAGGATGGTATGCTACAGAAGACGGACACACAACCTCTGTCGCACACTGGTTAGAAGAAGATGATTTCCGTAAGAATGGGGGAGTTATGAATCATGAAACAGTCGATTCAATTTCCAAGCGTCGTAAGCCATTTACTGTTGATTATACAGGTTTTGGGTGGGTGATGATTAAGAACGGAGTCTTTGAGAATCTTGAATATCCTTGGTTTGCTCCAAAGATGCAAGTCTTTGAATCTGGCGCAGTTCAAGATATGTGTGGGGAAGATGTTTCATTCTGTCTTGATGCAAAGGATGCGGGATTTGAAATCTGGTGCGATCCTCGTATTAGAGTGGGACATGAGAAAACTCGCATTATCTAATGGAAAAACTTTATAACATTTATTATAAAGAAAATAAAATTCATACAAATCTCACTGCAGAAGATTGTAGTGAGATTCTTCAAGACTTCTCCGAACGTTTTTACTCGGGCGAAGACATTGATTTAGAAACTTTAAAATTGGAGGAAATTTATGGCTAAAGGTGGAATGAACAAGGTGACTTTTGAACCCGGAGCACCGAAGAAGACTCGTCAAGGACGTTCTGCTCGTACATTACTGAGTGCAACCTCTCGTAATGGGCGTAAGAAAAAATATAGGGGTCAAGGTAAATAATTTTTAGAGTGCTTAAATAGAAATAAGCACTCTTTTTTTATGCTTACAGAAAAAGAAGGATATATTTTAAACTGGATCAAAGAAGTATCTAAAGTAAGACCAGAATTAAATGGGTTTGCAATCTGCCCTTTTGCTTCAAATGCAAAATTTAAGATCATAGAGTGTTCAGTAGAGGATATTCATCCCATTGATGGATATCAAGTCATCATTTATATCATAGAAGACTATTTTAATCTTAATACGGTTCAGTTTTGGGTAAATTTTTATAACAAAAAACATAAAAAATGGAAATTTTTTGGAGATTGTGGGACATATAATACATACATTCAAGATATTCAAACAAATAATGGCAAATATAACTTAATTTTATCTCAACCAACGGAAAAACAAAATATTATGATCTTTGGGATGATGAATATTTAAAAGAAATACTTGAAAATGACTATGATATAATAAAAAACGGGATAGCAACCCCGTAAAAAGTTCTGATTTTAACTAATCAGGAGCAAAATGGAACAAAAAATGCTTAGAGAGATTGCAAATGACAATCTAACTCCAAAAAAACACGATTTTCAATCCCAAAATGAGATTCATTCAAAAATTCGCAATGATAATGACTATGATGACTGGGAGTACGGAACTGAGCCTCTTTATGAATCCAAAATATAATGAATAAATAATATTAAATTTTAATTTAATATGCCTTTAGAACGAGTCAGTAGAGGTTTTAATGATATAAGTATGTCATTTCAGATTAATCCACTGAATAACGACATTATTGGTATTAAAAATGAAACTGCTATTGCTCGTTCTATTAGAAATATTGTATTAACTCAACCTGGAGAAAAATTTTTTAATCCTTTTTTTGGTTCGAAAGTTAAACAATCATTATTTGAAACTTTTGATGATATTACTTCTATTACAGTTAGAAATGAAATAAGAAGTTCTATTCAAAATTATGAACCAAGAGTTGAATTGATTGAAGTTAAGGTTATTCCAGATTATGATAACAATAATTTTAACGTAACAATAATCTATAAAATTATTGGTGCAGATGTACAACCACAAAGATTAGAATTTGTATTACTGCCTTCTAAATAAATGTCATTAACAAATTTTTCAAACTTAGATTTCGACCAAATAAAAAGTACTCTTAAAGACTATTTGAGATCAAACTCAAATTTTACTGATTATGATTTTGAAGGATCTAATTTATCTTCAATTTTAGATGTATTAGCATATAATACATACATTACTTCATATAATGCAAATATGGTTGCAAATGAAGTTTTTATAGATAGCGCAACTTTGAGAGAAAATGTTGTTGCTCTTGCAAGAAATATTGGATATGTTCCGAGATCTAAAAAGTCTGCAAGAGCAACCGTAAGTTTTTTTGTAGACTTTACAAGTTCTAATTTACAAATCTCAAATGTAACTTTAAAAAAAGGAATAGTAGCTAGCAGTTTAAAGAGTTTTGCAAATCAATCTTTTGTATTTTCTATTTTAGAAAACATAACAAAACCCGTTTTCAACAATGTTGCATATTTTGATGACATTAAAATATATGAAGGGTCATTAGTCACAAATAAGTTTACATATAATACGAACAATTTAAATCAAAGATTTATACTACAAAATTCTGGAATTGATACAGATTTAATTTCAGTATCTGTAGAAAGATCTGGAATTATTAGTAATTATACTTTAAATAAAAATATTTTTAATATAGATGAAAACTCTAAAATATTCTTCATACAAGAGATAGAAGATGAAAGATATGAAATTATATTTGGAGATGGTGTGTTTGGAGAAGCATTGCAAAATGGAGATGAAATAACAATCTCTTATATTGTAACTAATGGAGAACCTGGTAATGGAATTTCCAAATTTTCTTTTTCTGGACTGTTAACATCTTCAAACAATGATAATATTACTTCAGGAATATCATTACTCACAACAGGATTAATTTCCTCTGGTGGAGAAGATATAGAAACAATCGAATCAATTAAAAAGTATTCTGGAAAGATATATGCTTCGCAAAATAGAGCAGTAACATCAAATGATTATGAATCACTTGTTAAAAATATAATTTACCCCGAAACTGAATCTATATCTGTTTTTGGCGGGGAAGAATTAATTCCTCCACAATATGGAAAAGTTTTTCTAAGTATTAAACCAAGAACTGGGGATTTTTTACCAAATCTAATTAAAGAAAATATAAAAACTAAATTAAAACAATATGCTATTGCAGGTATTGTTCCAGAAATTTTAGATTTAAAATATCTTTATGTAGAGACAGATTCTAAAATTTATTACAATACTAATTTATCTTCAGGACCAGACCAAATATTGACATCAATTAATTATAATGTAAACAAATATGCAAAATCAACCGAATTGAATAAGTATGGAGCAAGATTTAAATACAGTAAATTTTTAAAAGTTTTAGATGATAGTCATTCTGCTGTTACATCAAATATCACAAAAATTTCAATTCGTAGAGATTTAAGAGTTATAACAAATTCTTTTGCTACATATTCTATTGGATTTGGAAATCAATTTCATATTTCAGATTTAAATGGATATAATATTAAATCAACATCATTTAGAATATCAGGAGTACAAGAAGATCTTTATCTGTCAGATATTCCAAATACTGATAGATTGACTGGATATATGTTTTTCTTTAGTTTACCAAGCAAAACTTCAACAAATCCAACAATTGTTAGAAGGAATGTTGGTACTATAGACTATAAAAAAGGAGTTATTAATTTAAATCCAATAAACATAATATCGACAGAAAAGGTAATAAATGGACAACCAATAATTCAAATATCATCTACACCACAATCAAATGATGTAATAGGATTGCAGGATTTATATTTGCAACTAGATATTAATAGTAGTTTGTTTGAAATGGTAGTTGATGAAATTTCATCAGGAGTAGATCCTTCAGCATCAAATTATATTGTTACCTCAAGTTATGGTAATGGAAACCTAGTAAGATCTTAAAAAAATGTCAGAAAACAGAATTAAATTATCCAATATTGTTGAAAATCAACTACCAGATTATATAAGAGAGGAGTTTCCTCTATTTTTGGATTTCTTAAACCAATATTATATTTCAAATGAATATCAAGGTTCTCCTTCTGACCTAATTCAAAATATTGACAAATATATTAAATTAGACAATTCTATCGGACATATAGATTATGTAATATTACAAGATGATATAACATTTTTTGATGATATCATAACAATTGATCTAGAAAAAAATCCTACAGGAACTCAAGGATTTCCAAAATATTATGGGTTATTACAAATTGATGATGAAATCATCACATATAAAGAGGTAACGGAAGATTCATTCGTTGGGTGTGTAAGAGGATTTAGTGGTGTAGTATCTTATGAAGCAGATGGTGCATCTGATCAACTCTTATTTAAAAATTCCGAATCAGATGCTCATCAATCTGGAGCAAAGATAACTAACTTAAGTATACTTTTCCTAAAAGAGTTTCTTAAAAAAATAAAATATCAACTTTTACCCGGATTTGAATCAAGAGACTTATATAGTTCTGTTAACGAAAAACTTTTTATTAAACAGGGGAAAGATTTTTATGTCTCAAAAGGAACTGATTCTTCCTTTGAAATATTATTTAAATGCTTGTATGGAGAAAACGCAAAAATTGTAAGACCAAAAGATTATCTATTTAAACCCTCAGATGCACAATATAATATTACATATGATTTTGTTGTAGAGTCTATTGAGGGAAATCCATTAGATCTAACAAACTCTACATTATATCAAGATGAATATGAATATGGTAACTATACAAAGTCCTATGCTCCAATTACTAATATAGAGACTATAGTTACAAAATCTGGAGAGAAGTACTATAAACTAAGTCTAGATGCGGGATACTCAAGAGATATTATAGTTGATGGATCTATTTACGGAGAATTTGCAATTCATCCTAAAACCAAAGTAATTGACGACCATCCAGAATCAACAACAGTAATTACAGTAGATTCTACTTTAGGATTTCCTGAAAATGGACATTTAAGTATAAATTATTCCGATGGTACATCTGGAATTGTTTCTTATACATCAAAATCTATAAATCAATTTTTTGATTGCTTTAGTGTAGATGGAAATAGTATAAATTCAATTTCAAATGGAACAATAATATCAATAAACACTTTTGCTTATGGTAAATCTTCCAATATTAATAATAAAGATGAAATTATAAAAATTAGAATTAATTCAGTATTGAATAACTTTAAGATAGATGAAGAAACAGATAATTTTTATCATACTCCAAAAACAAAAATATCAGTAAAATCATTAGGATTTAATGATCCCGATGATTTTGTGTTTAATAATTGGGTATTCAACATTTCTCCAACTTATGAAGATTGTAGTGTAGAACTAACAAATATATTAGAAAAAAAATATACTATAA